GTCTCGTGGGCTCGGAGATGTGTATAAGAGACAGATTTATGACAATTCCTAAATCAGAATATAAATTCTGGATACAATTAATTGTAACTATTGTATTTTCCTTAGCAACACTAGTTTTTAATTTTTCGAAAGATTTTCCCAAAATGACTGATGAAAATCAAGTTGTTATATTCGTTAAAATATTATTAAGTTTCTTTATTATAGCGATTGCTGTAGCTATTGATATGGTAATTAATAAATTAATTGATAACCATAATTATTATGTAGAAAGATATAATGAACTTAAACTAAGTTGTTTAAACCAAGTTCTAGAAATTAAGCTTAAAGAAAAACATAATCAAAAGCATAAAGCAGATTATACACAAAAGCGTTTTAAGGTGAATGTAAAATCAATTAAATAAACTTCCAAAGGTTAAGCAGTGCTTAGCCTTTTTCTTTTGCTATAAAAATACTGAAAGGTGGTGTTATCATGAATGATAAGCTAAACGCAAGACAAAAGAAATTTGCTGAATATTATGCACAGAGTGGTAATGCCACAGAAAGTGCAATAAAAGCAGGATATTCAAAAAAATATGCAAACACTAATGCATCAAAACTACTACAAAATACTACAATAGTACAGTACATCAAAGAAATTTCCGATAAACTGAAAGATGAAAGAATAATGTGTGCAAAAGACAGACAGGTAACATTATCTGATATTGCAAGAAACGATGAAGAAGAAACATCAGACAGAATCAGGGCTATTGATACCCTTAACAAAATGACTGGTGAATATACCCTAAAAGTTGATGCAAATGTCAGTGCAGAAGTTTCTAAACTTGATGACCTGATTAAGCAAATGAGTGTTGATGATGAGTAATTTATTACTTTCTCAAAAGTATAAAGATTTCATCAAATGTAAAGCACCGGTTGAGTTTCTTGAAGGTACTACTGCTGCAGGAAAAACAACGGTAGGTATCTTTAAATTTTTTTTAAAGGTTGCACAGAGTAATAAGAAATATCATATCATTGCCTCAAAAGATACAGGTACTGCTGAAAAGAATATTATTAATAAGGACCTTGGTGTTGTTGATGACTTTGGTGTTCTTACAGAGTACAACGGCAATGGTACAAAGGATGAAAAGATACCACACATTCTGTTCCATACAAACAAGGGCAACAAGATTGTGTATGTTATGGGCTATGGTGATAAGAAGAAGTGGCAGAAGGCTTTGGGTGGTCAGTATGGTTGCTTGTATATTGATGAAATCAATACTGCAGATATAGACTTTGTGAGAGAAGCAAGTATGCGTTGTGACTACTTTATGGCTACCCTTAATCCTGATGACCCTAATTTACCGGTGTATAAGGAGTATATTAATTGCTCAAGACCACTAGAAAAGTACAAGTCAGATACACCGAAAGAAATATTAAATATGCTAACAGAAGAACCAAAGCCTAATTGGGTCCATTGGTTCTTTTCTTTTGAACATAACCTAGGATTGTCAAAAACTAAAATAGAACAAATTAAATTGAATGTTCCAAAGGGTACAAAGCTTTATAAGAATAAGATTTTAGGACTTAGAGGCAGGGCTACAGGTCTTGTGTTCAGTAACTTTGATAGAAATGTTCATATTAAATCAAAAGAATGGGCAAAGCAGTTCCTTGCTGATGATAGAAAAAAGGAACATTTTATTATCTTTACTTCAGGGCTTGATACTGCATATTCCCAAAAGTCACCTGACACAATAGCAATGACCTTCTTTGGAATAACTAGTAGAGGTAATTGTATTCAGCTAGACGAAACGGAATATAATAATGCAAAACTTAAAACACCACTGGCACCCTCTGATGTGGCTATAAACTACATTGAATTTTTAAAGAGAAATCAAGCTGAGTGGGGACTTGCAAGAAATGTATTTATTGATAATGCAGATCAAGCGACTATAACAGAATTGAACAAATATAAACGCAAGAACGGTTGTGTATTTACATTTAATAACGCATACAAGAAAACAACAATAATAGATAGAATTAATATGCTCTTAGGCTGGTTTGCTAAAGGGCATTATTTTATATTGGAACATTGTACAAGCACTATACAGGAATATGAACTGTATTCTTGGCTAGAGGATAAAGACAATACTCCTGAAGATGGTAATGATCACTTTATAAACTCATCACAGTATGGGTGGCTACCCTATAAGGATAAGATAGGATGTGAGTAGAGAATGGGGCTGATTAATAGAATGGCTGATACAGTAAGAAAAGGATTAAGGAGTTTTCTTAGGATTACTTCTGCATCAGATACTACCATTACAATTAGTGAGGGTGTAAACCACCTAACTGATTGTGCTAAAAACAGAATATGGTATTGGGGCAAGAGTAAGCAACTTCAAGAACTGTATGAAAGTCTTGATGTTCAGAAAACAATGTTTTGGAAAGCTAGACCTACAGCAGGTCAGGAGATACAGAAAATCCATGTTGCTATCCCTGCCTTAATGGTTGATGTTATTACAAATATTCTAAAAACCGATTTTAACGGTATTGAGATACACAATAATAATACAACCGAATATGAAGAAGTATGGGAGAAAATACAGAAAGAAAATAATTTTGCTGATGTGCTTGAAAGTGCAATTAAGGACCTTGCAATAGTAGGTGACGGTGCATTTAAGATTTCATTTGATAATGAAATTTCAGAATTACCTATCATTGAATGGTACGGTGCCGAAAAGGTAAAATACACTTATGTTCGTGGCAGAATCAGAGAAATTAAGTTCTATACAGAATACACAGAAAAGACAAGGTGCTATCAGTTTGAAGAGACCTACGGATATGGATATATCAAGTATGCTTTATATGACAATAACGGAAGAGAGGTTGACCTTCATACTGTCAGTGCCTTGTCTTGGATAGATAGTGAGGGCATCACATTTGATAAATCATATATGTGGGCAGTACCTTTAATTTATAGCAATGGCTTTTATGAGGGTAGAGGTAAGGGTATTATCAGTAACAAGGAAGATGCCTTTGACAGTATAGATGAAATATGGTCGCAGTGGATGGATGCCTCTCGTTCAGCCAGAACAAAAACATATATGCCTGATTGTTACATACCTAGAAACCCTGAAACAGGTGAGCCTATTGCACCAAACCCATTTGATAACAGGTACATTGCTATAGGTAACGATATGAAAGAGGGTGTAGGCAATAAGATTGTAACAGAATCACCGTCTATTCAACACGAAAGTTACCTATCAGCCTATGTAACTGCTTTAGATTTGTGCCTACAGGGTGTTATCAGTCCAAGTACTCTTGGTATTGATAATAAGAAATTGGACAATGCAGAGGCACAGAGAGAAAAAGAAAAAACTACTTTATATACAAGACAGAACTTTGTTAAACTCCTTGAAAAATCATTGCCTAGTCTTGTTAAGTCTGTACTTAATGCTTATTATGAATTAACAAATAAAGCCTTAGTACCGGCTGACCTTGATGTGGCAATTAACTTTAGAGAGTATGCTAACCCTAGCTTTGAGAGTCAAGTAGAAACTGTTGGTAAAGCAAGACAAAGTGCAATAATGAGTGTTGAAACTTCTGTTGAAAAGCTCTATGGAGATAGTAAGTGTTCTGATTGGAAAGCTGAGGAAGTCAAAAGAATTAAGGAAGAACAAGGCATAACTACCCTTGATGAAACTTCTGAAATTGATGACCTAAATACGGTACTAAACAATGGTTGATTATGATATTTCCAAAGCCTTTGAAACCATAGAAAATGAACTCATTGACAGTATGATGAGAAATTTTAAAAATCATAGGGCAGAGGAAGAAAAAGAAGGTTATAACTGGTCACAGTGGCAGTCTGAACAACTTAAAAGCCTTGAACAGTACCGTAGAACCAACCAAAAGAAATACGGTAAGCAGTTTTCTACATTAAATAAGAAAATTGAGGAAATACTGAAAACTGCAATGGCTGATGGCAACGCAAAGCAAGAGTCTGAAATATTAAAAGCTATTAAAAAAGGCTTTAATGTCGGTAAGGTAAGTCCTTCAGCTACCGGTGAATTTTTCAAAGTCAATGGCAGAAAGTTAGATGCACTTATTAATGCAACTAAGAGCGATATGAAAAAGGCAGAAACTTCAATACTCAGAATGTCGAATGATAAGTACAGAAAAGCTATTTTCAATGCACAGGTGTATGCAAACAGTGGTGCAGGTACATATGAAAAAGCAGTTGATATGGCAGTTAAGGATATGTTACAAGCTGGTCTTAATTGTGTGGAATATCGTAACGGTGCTAGGCATACACTTTCCGACTATGCAGATATGGCAATCCGTACTGCTAATAAAAGGGCATATCTCTACGGTGAGGGTCAGAAAAGGCAAGAATGGGGTATCTCACTTGTAGTGGTAAATTCCCGTCAGGGTGGTTGTCCTGATTGTGCACAGTACATTGGTAGGGTGTTTATTGATGATGTGTATTCCGGTGGCAGTAAAGCTGACGGTAATTATCCTTTGCTTAGTGAGGCTATCGCAGGTGGTTTGTTTCATCCAAGGTGTAAGGACAGTACAAGTACCTATTACAAGGGTATTACCTCTCTTGAACCTGTAAGCAGTGAAGAACTTGCAAAAATGGAAGAAAGAGAAACCCTAGAAACAAAGCAACAAAACGCAGAAAGACAAGAAAAAAGGTTTAACCGTTTAGCTGAGTATAGCCTTGATAAGGATAACAAGCAGAAGTACCAGCATAGAGCTGAGGTGTGGGGAGAAAAGGCAAATGAACTTAACAAAACATTAGAAGAAACTGTTGAAAAACCTAGTGAAAGTGGTATAATTGAATTAAGAAGTGTTGATGCAAGAGATAAGTTGAAAGATATTGATACTTCAAATATCCAAAAACTAAAGTCAGGTTTTTCTTGTTTTCCTAAAGGTGATTTACTTAATCAGTTTATCAAAAAAGTAAAATCAAAGGATGGTTACTATGATGTAGGTATGCATGGTACTCCTACTGCAATGTGCTTTGGTACAGATGCACCAAACACTTCACCTAGATTATTAGCAAATGTTATAAGGCATAGAAAAGATTATAACGGAGAGAATATTCGTTTATTATCATGTAGTACAGGCAAAATAGTAGATGGTAATTATTGCTTTGCTGAAGAATTATCCAATGCTTTAGGAGTTTGTGTTGAAGCTCCTAGTGATGTATTGTACATAAGAAGTAATGGAACTTTTTCAGTTGGTGAAGAAGAAACCGGTAAAATGATAACATATAAACCTAATCAGAGGGGGCGTATAAAATGACAGAAAAAAATGGAATGAAATTTTTTGGTTATTGGAATAATATGCCATATTCTACTCTTACAGATAGCTTTGAAGAATTATCAAAGATAAATAATAAAATTGATAAAAAGAAAGTTATTAAGCACATAGAAAACTTAGATGTTTGGGCTACTAGTTTACCAACTTATGATATGTTTACTGGTGAAAGAATACAAGCTGGTAAATATAAGGATGGGAAATATGTTTTCCCGTTAGATTTTTTGCACTACTATAAAAATTACGATATTGGTATTCCTTTGGAATATGAAGAGTATCTAAAAACTATTCTTTAACTTGCTTTCAACCTTCAAATTGGTTACAAAATAATAAATAACGGCTTGCTTACTAGCTTTTCTAACTTGCTTGTAACTTGCTGTACTAGCACTAACATTTTTGTTGGTGCTATTTTTATACCCGAAAGGTGGTAATAATATGATTTGTCCTTATAGAGATAAGACAGAAACCACAATTCAAAAAGAAACATATCATCTTAGTGATGATAATCTAAACATAGGTACTGATATTGTGACAAAGACTATTCATCAACCAATGGAATGTGTGAAGGCTGAATGTGGTGCTTATCACAATGGAAAATGTACCTATAATCAATGAAAGGTGGTGATGATATGAAAGTAAAGGTTACTAGGGACTTTAATGATGTTGAGAATAACCTATGCACAAGGCATAGTGGTGAACTGTATGATTGTTCTGATGAAAGAGCAACAGAACTAAACAAACTTGGTTTTGTTGAATTTGCAGAACCTAAGCCAAAAGAAGAAACAAAGAAGTAATTTAGCACTAACTTTTTGTTAGTGCTTTTTTATTGTCTGATTTATTGTCCGAAGACATTAAACTACGGGAGACACCTGTACAACTGTAAATGAGAGACACTCTATAACTGTATTTTGGGAGACACCCACAAAACTGAAAGGATGATTAAAATGGCAGAACCAAATAATCAAAACAACAACCAAAACAATAATCAAAACACCAACCCACCAAGTGGCAATGAACCAAGCAGTAATGCACCAACTATTGATTATGATAAGTTGGCAAGTATTATCAGTGGCAAACAAAGTGCAACAGAGGACACAGTTCTAAAGTCTTACTTTAAGCAACAGGGTCTTTCTGCTGATGAAATGCAACAGGCTATTGCTACATTTAAGGAACAGAAAAAGCAGAATACACCTGACTTTAACCAAATGCAAAGAGACCTTGATTCAGCCAATAATGCAAGACTTATTGCAGAGGTGAACCAAGTAGCAACTCTTGAAGTTATTAAGCAAGGTGTGGATGTTTCAAGCGTTCCATATGTGCTAAAGTTAGCTGATTTTTCCGGTGCAACTACTGACGGCAAGATTGATAATGACAAACTTTCAGAGGCTGTCAAGAAGGTGCTTGATGAAGTACCGGCACTAAAGAAACAATCTAATGACGGTGCAGGTGTACAGAAAATCGGTGGTGATGGTGGTAACAACAACAACCCTGATGAAGATACTTTGAGAGGTATCTTTGGTATCAAAACAAAAAAATAAAAGAAATGAGGTAATTAAATTATGGCAGTATTAGAATACGCAACAATTTTCAGTAATGTTTTAAGAGAATTATATGGTCAAGAACTAACTTGTGATGACCTATATCATTCAAATTCAGACATTCAGATTGTCAATGGTAAAGACATTAAAATTCCAAAGCTATCTGTAAGTGGTTACAAGGACCATACAAGAGGTGGTAGCTTTAACTCAGGTACATATTCAAATGGCTATGAAACAAAGACACTGGATCATGACAGAGATATTGAGTTCACTGTTGACCCACTTGATGTTGATGAAACAAATCTTGTAGTTACTGTCAGTAACATTCAGAATAGATTTGAAAAGACACAGGCTATTCCTGAACTTGACAGTTACACTTATAGCAAGATTTACACAGAGGCTAAAAGAGTAAATGCAAAGATTAAGACAACTGCACTGACAAGTGCAAATGTACTTTCTGACTTTGACGATAACCTAGAGGCCTTTGCAGAGGCAGGTGTGCCACTTGATAGAGTTATTCTATATGCAACACCAAGTTATAAGAAGTTACTAAAAAATGCAGAGGGTATTCAGCGTACACTTGAAGTTAGTTCATCTTCAGGTATCGACCGTAGAGTTCGTTCTCTTGATGATATTAACAAGATTGTAGAAGTGCCTAGTGCAAGAATGAAGTCACTATTTGACTTTACAGACGGTTGTAAGGCAGATAGTACTGCAAAACAGATTGACTATATCCTTATTGACCCAGAGGCACAGGTTTCAAGAGTTAAGTATGCATATATCAAAATGTTTACTCCCGGTACAGACAGTAGAACTGCTGACAATTATATGTATCAGAACAGAAAAGTAAACGGTACATTTGGTATTGATGAACTTCTAAAAAGTGGTGTTATCATTCACGCAGAGGCTTAATGTGAGGTGATTAGATGAAAGCTATTAAAGGTAATAAGTCCTATACAGTAAACACAGGAGCAGAGGCAAATGCTTATCTTGCACAGGGCTATGATGTGTATGAGGATAACGGTACACTAAAAAAATATGGTGTCGGTAAAACAGTACCACTTGAAAAGTTTAGTGCAGTAGAAAAGGAAAATGCCAAGCTAAAAGCTGAACTTAAAAAGCTAAAGTCAAGTTCTAAAAAGGAATAGGCTATGTATGTAGATTACATTAGAAGTATTACTAATGATAACACAGAGATAACTACTGCTAACCACATTGACATTCTAACATTTAACCGTATCAATTTTGACAAATTGACCTACTTTCAGAAAAAGGTTATCAATGAAGTCCATAGCAGACTTACTGCTTTTTATAGAGAAAATGAAGAATTGATTACTACCTATCTGCAAAGTTACTCAATTAACGGTACATCAATGACTTTCGGTAGTTGTTGGAATTTAATGGTGGTTAGTGGTGTTGCTATTCCACAAGAACTTTATTCTTTGCTTAAAACTACAGGTTTATGTTATCCGACAATATGAGGTGATAATATGAAATTTCCCAGATTGGTGTTGAAAAAGTTTTGCAAAACACCTTGTGAGGTTGTGGTGTATGATGAGGGATTAACAGAAGATGGTGCACCTAAAGTCCTTTACGAATGTAGGTTTATTTATCCATCAGACAGTATATATCCCTCTGATACATTGTTTTTAGCACCTCTGTACTGTAATTATCAGGATAGAGTTAAAACTGTATATACAAGTGATAAAAAGAAAGTAGAGTGTACAGGTGTTTTGCTGATACCCTTTGACTTTTGCCCTAACAGTTCCATTAGCAGTGGATATGTTACAGTAAACGGTGTGAAAAGAGAAATTGTTAAGTGTACAAAAGGAAGAAACCCTGACGGTACAGTAAACTATGTTGAATTGGATGTGATGTAGTGATTAATGTTAATTCTAAGGTTAAACTTAATATGAATGTTATAAGGCAATTTGATAAAGCTACTGTAACGGCTTTAGAACAAACTACTGATGCACTTTTGACAGAAGTAAAAAATGCACAGGTAATGCCCTTTGATACAGGGAACCTTCAAAATGAGTCAACAAATGTTGACTACTCACATTCAGCACAGGGGAAAACTACAATAAGTTCAAGCACTCCATATGCAAGAAGACTTTATTATCATCCGGAATTTAACTTTCAGAAAACCAACAATAAAAATGCCGGTGGTAAGTGGTTTGACCCTTGGCTAAAGGGTGGTTCAAGGGAAAACTTCTGTAATGAAGCTTTTGAAAAGATTTATAGGAGGCTTACAGGCTTATGATGACTTTAGCAAATGTAAGAGATTTCTTGAAAACAATTATAAATGCAGAACATTTTTACATAGGCAGACTTGACAATAAGCAAGATAAATCTATCGGTGTATATACATTAAAAACCAGTGGTGAGCCTCTTCGTGGTGTTGGCACAGAACTATCTTATGATGTTATAGCAGTATCATTGCTTATTCATTGGAATAATAATGCAAATGAAACAGAGGTTTGTGCAAGAACTCTGTATAATAAACTTCGCACAATTAAGAATGTTACAATAAATAATTCTAAAGTGTATCTAATTCAGCTACTGACACCTGAACCAATAGATGTGGGTACTGATAATGAGGTGTACGAAAGAGTTATTGAGATGAAAATATTTTTTGAAAGAAAGGAAGATTAATTATGGCAAAAACAACAGGTGTTTATCCTTGTTACGAAAATCAGTTTCAGGTGAAAACAACGGGCGCATCAGGCGCCTATGCCAATATTGCTGATATGACAAGTTTTAGTGTGGCATTTGATAACGGTGTACAGGAATGGAACTCATTTGACCAAGAGGGCTGGACTAGCAGACTGGCTACTACTAAGGGCATTACAATTACTGCAAGTGGTAAGCGTAATGTTGGTGATGCCGGTAATGATTTTATAGCAGGTCTTGCCTTTAAAAATGGCAGAGATTTATACACAGATTTCAAATGGACATTTCCGGACGGCACCGCGGTTGAATTTACAAATGCAGTTATCAATGTAACATCAAACGGTAGTGGCGAAGCAGGTGATGTAGCACCACTTGAATTTGAAGTTATGTCAAACGGTAAGCCTAAAGTAACACCGGCAGCATAAGGAGTGACAAAAATGAGTAGAATTATTGATATTACAGAAAAACTTAACTTTGACGAAAAGCCAAAGATTAAGATTAAGGACAAGACTTTTGAAGTAAATGACAGTGCAGTAACAATGCTAAAGATTTTACCTAGTCTTGAAGATTTAACCCCAAGCAAACTTTATGATTTCTTTGAACTTCTATTTAATGAGAAAGACAGAAAAGCAATTGAAAAAATGAACCTTAACCTTGAAGATTTCTCTCAGGTCATTATGTCAGCAGTTGAGCTTGTTGCAGGTACTGTTGAAGATAATGAGGGGGAAACAGTGACCCCGGCTACGACTTAATAGATGATTTTGATACTATAATTTCATCTTTTAGGTCGGAGTATGGGGTCTCTATCCGCTCAGATGAATTTAAGACAATGCCTTGGAGTGAGTTTGTATCCTTGTTATCCGGATTGGGTCCTAACACAAGCCTTGCTAGACTTGTAGAAATCAGACTTGAGGATGACAAGGATATATTAAAAAACTTCACTCCAAGTCAGCATAGAATACGCAATCAATGGCGTTATCGTAAAACTAAAGAGGTTACCCAGGAAGATGTTGGCACATTTCTTGAACAAATGAAACAAACATTCATATCCATGTCAAAATAGTGTTGTATTTTTTTGAATTTTGCAATATAATATCCCTATAGTACTAAAAGGGGTGCAAAAAAATGAAAAAGATTTTAGCAATTGGATTAATTTTTGTTTTGGTGATAGGCACATTGTGTAGCTGTGATGTTGAAAGCAACAATAAAAAGCCATCAAAAGAGCACAATACAAGTAAAGTATCACAAAAACAAAAGGATATTGATGGATATGAGTATGCTGTGTATGATAAGTTTAACTCCTATGCAGAGGATAACGGATTAAAAGGTACTAAAATCTATGTAAAAGGTACTGTTAAGAGTGTTATTGATTATGCAGACTCTTGCGAACTGTCGATAAAGACAAGTGATAGCGAAAGATGGATTGCATCATTTGTATATGCCAGTTATACCGACTTAGCAAATGAGTTGTTTGACGAACAAGAGGTTACTTGTTTTGGTACCTATGGCGGATATAGTGATGCTTTTTTGATGCCAGTAATTTACATAGATAAGGTACAAATTGGCAGTAAAACATACACTGCTGAAGACATTGAAGAAGGCGAAGATGACTTTGCAGAAGAAAAAACTACAACTGTCCAACCTACAAAAAAAGCAAAGCCCAAGCAAAAGAAGAAGAGTACGAATCAAGTTATCTTTAACAACAGAGGCATAAAGCTAACATTTACCGGTACTGCAAAAAATGAGTACGAAACTGGGCTGAAATTTCTTGTGGAAAACAACTCAAGTCAAGACTATACAATACAGCTAGATGATGTATCTGTAAATGGTTTTATGATTGAGCCTACATTTTCTTGTGATGTAAATAAGGGCAAAAAGGCAAATGATATTGCTTGGTTTGATAGTGACGAGCTCAAAGATAACGACATCAACAAAATAAATAAAGTCGAATTTTCTTTACAGGCTTTTAATTGGGATGATGATTCTAACGATTTTAATTCTGCAAAAATAACATTAGTTTTATAGTTTTTAGCCACTCTTTAAAGGGTGGCTTTTCTTATGCGTATATCAAGTGGTGTACGCATTTTTTATACCCATTTTTAAGGAAGGAGGTATGCTAATGACAACAGCCGGACAAATTGGCATTGATTTAGTCCTTAATTCAGCAGGATTTAAAAGGCAATTGAAGTCCATTAATTCGGTGGCTAATAGTGCAAGTAACAAAATATCATCTAATTTCAAACAAATAGGTGTGGCAGTTGTTGCTGCTTTCTCCGTAAAAAAGATTGTTGATTTTGGCAAGTCTTGTGTTGATTTAGGTTCTGACCTTGCAGAAGTCCAAAATGTTGTTGATGTGACATTTAAGAGTATGTCAAGTAGTGTTGACAAGTGGGCTAAAAGCGCAAGAACGCAATTTGGCTTGTCCGAAACAATGGCTAAAAAATATGTGGGTGCTTTTGGCTCTATGGCAGAAGCCTTTGGTTTTAGCGAAAAACAGGCCTACAATATGTCAACAGCTTTAGCAGGCTTATCGGGTGACGTAGCGTCATTTTATAACATCACGCAAGATGAAGCATACACAAAGCTAAAATCGGTGTTTAGTGGTGAAACTGAAACGCTGAAAGATTTAGGTATTGTGATGACACAAAATGCCTTGGATGCATATGCACTTGCTAACGGCTACGGAAAAACAACAAGTGCAATGACAGAGGCGGAAAAAGTTAGTTTGCGTTTTGCCTTTGTACAAGACCAACTAAAAAATGCTACCGGTGACTTTGCAAGAACTCAGGATAGCTGGGCTAACCAAACTAGGATTTTACAGCTTAGATGGGAGAGTTTTAAGGCTACTATTGGTAAAAGTTTTATAGCTGTGATGAGCCCACTGATAAAGACTTTCAATGTATTCCTTGAAAAAATTAACGAGTGTGCTGACTCTTTTAATAACTTTATGTCAAAGTCATTTGGTATTGATTTAGGTAATTCAGCCAGTAGTACCGGACAAGCAATGGCGACAACGGCAGATGAAACTGACGGACTTGCAGACAGTCTTGACAATGCTAATCAAAAGGCCGAGAAATTAGCCGGAAGCCTTGCGAGTTTTGATAAACTAAACATTATTACTCAAAATACTTCTGTGCCTGAAAACAAAACGCAGAATCAGAGTTTACCATCAAATTTAGTAAATAACAATTCTGCTGTGGATAAGGCTAAAAACAAAGTTAATGCATTGGCAAGGTCATTAAAAAATCTTGGATTTGATAAGGTTAAAAAATCTGCTAGCCTAGCTTTTAAAAACATCCTTGACGGCATAAAGCAAATTGCGAACTCGTGGAAAAATGTTTGGGGAAACGGAACCGGTAAAAGGCTTTTAAGTCATATCAACAATCTTTTATCAACTGCATTTGGGATTATAGGAGATATTGCAAGTGCTTTTACTCAAGCCTGGACTAAAGCAGGCCTTGGAGATAGTGTAGTCCAGTCAATTGTAGATAGAGTGGATAGTCTTATCCAGCTTATCGATACCGTCGGAAGGGATTTTCGACTGGCGTGGAATGACGGAACAGGAGAAAGAATATGGTCAAATATCCTTGAGTATGTCCGTAATACAAATAATTGTGTTGCTACCTTCCGCAGAAAAATAAAAGAGGCGTGGGACAAAAATGGGACAGGAAAGAAAATTTGGGGTGATATCCTCGGTATAGTAGAGAATATAACAGGTTTTCTTAAGGATATGGCTAAAATCCGTCTTGATTGGCTTGAAAATCTCGACCTATCGCCGTTACTCAAGTCGGTAGAAAAGCTGTTGGGAGCCTTTAGGAGATTGTCAAAGGCTTGTGGCGAACAATTAAAGTCAGCATATAAAAACGTGCTTTTACCTCTTGCAAAGTGGACCATTGAAAAGGCAGTACCTGGTCTTGTAGATATGTTGGGGGAAGCACTTGATTTTATAGGTGATGTTGTAAACGAAATAAGTCCGTCTACATTAAAAGGTATAGCGGTTGGGATTGCCGCTGTAGGGACCGCTGTCGCGGTATTTAAGACCGGTAAAGCAATTTCAGACGGTATTGGGGCTGTTTCCGGCGCACTAAAAGGTTTAATGTCGGCAATTGAGGCACATCCTGTTGTTGCTGGTCTTACGGCTGCTGCAAGTGCTATTACAATGCTTGTTGGTGCTATTAAATCAGCCAACGAAACAAAGATGCAAGACTTAGGTTTTACACAAGCAACAGAAGAGATGTCCGCCTATGTGGATGCAATAACAAATTGCAAGCAAGAAATTAATGACTTATGCGGTGAAATGACAAGTTCCTTAACCGAAACTTCCAATAATATGGGCGTTATTGATAGATATAAGGACAGGCTTGACAAACTACTCCAAAAGGCTAATTTATCACCTGAGGAGCAGGCAGAACTAACCACAATTGGGGACTATTTTTCCAAAAAATACCCGGAATTTAAAAAAGCCTGGAACAAATATATCAAGAAAAATAGTAACGGAACAATAACGATTACCGGCAAAATTGATAAAGTAAAAGAAAATCTTGATGGGCTGATTGAAAAATATAAGCAAGTTGCAGCCGCGTCTGCCTTATCTTCGTTATCCGAAACTAACACCGAGGGTATTGTAAAGGCACAAGGAAAATTCACAAAAGCCGCACAAAGTTACAAAGATGCAGTAGGCAAGTTAGCAGAATTTGAAAGCGAATGGAACCTATCTGGTAATAAACAAAAGAAAGCTTTATATGATGACCCAGGGTACTATGTTTGGCATAATAGAGGCTACTATCTTGACGCTGATGATGGTCATGTTGTACAGACAACCGGTAAGCAATCAACTTTATCAGACTTACGAGACCAATATGACAAACTGAAGAAGAAAGCAAGTGAGGCAAAACAGGCATACTTAGATACTTCAAAATCTACAGCCCAATTAGAAAAGGACAATAGTGATTTGTCAAAAATGCAGGCGGTAGTTAATGGCAACTATAAAGATGCAACAGCTGTCCTTATGGCCTATAATGCAAGTCTTATTTCTTCAAGTGATATTGAAAAATCAAAATGGAAATCCCTTAAAAATCTGCGTAATGTTGTAAAAAAGTCTGGTAAAAATGCAGTTTACGGTTACACAGATGGGATAAGCAGAAAAGAAATAAATTCAGTCGCTAAAAAGGGTATTGAAATGGCGGGTGGATTTATTAAGGCCCTAAATGGACCGTATGGCCTTGACGAACATTCGCCATCCAAGAAAACTAAAAAATCAGCAAGGTATGCAGTGCTTGGTTTTAATAATGGTATCACTGATAACCTTAAAACAATGAAAAAACCATTACAAAAAATGCTCAATAAGATTAAATCACCTTTTAGAAATGTTGGCACTTGGTTCGGCAATATATTTAAGGGTGCGTGGAATGCTATCAAAAGTGCATTCTCCGGTGTAGGAGATTGGTTTAAAAATTTGTTTAACGGAATTATTAAATTTATTAAAGCACCTATCAATTTTTTAATTGATGGCCTTAATACACTTATCAAAGGCGTTAATAAAATAAGTTTTGATGTACCAAAGTGGGTACCGGGTATTGGTGGTAAAAAGTTTGGCTTTGACATCCCACAAATCCCTCATCTTGCAAAAGGTGGTCTTGTAAAAGCTCCAACCTTAGCAGTAGTAGGTGATAATATGGGTGCATCATCCGGTAATCCTGAAGTAGTTTCACCTCTTAATAAACTTAAAGGTATGATTCAGGAAAGTTCAGACAATGGGGACACAGAGATACTTTCACAGATTTTACTGTATCTAAAGAGAATGTATGAAATGTTTATTATCTTTAGAAACAAAGGTGGCAATACATACGAATTTGTTGCAAAAATCAACGGTAACGACATTTTCAAAGAGATTGTTAAGCAGAATGAAATGTATAAGAAAAGGCATAACGGTAAGTCGGCATTTGTATAAGGTAGGTGGTTATATATGGCGAACTATAAAGGTTATCTAATTGCATTTAATAAAAACATATTTCCTAATAAGTGTATTGCTGAGTATTCCACTACACCAAACCAAAGAATGGAAGTGTCTGCTGAAAGAGATAATAACGGTGACTTGCAAAGAAAAACTTTATCAAACCACAAAACTAATATAACTTTTTCCACTCATATTCTTTTTCTTGATGACAAGATTAAGATACAGAATATTATCAATAAAGGTATTGTAAATTCTACACAGAGAAAGTGTAAGGTTGAATATTGGAATGATGAGGAAAACAAATACAAGGAAGGTTATTTCTATATTCCTGATGTGGAATTTTCAGTAATGGATGCATCATCAAATGACATACAGTACAACCCTATTACATTTGAATTGATTGAATACTGAGGTGATGTAGTATGTATATGTTTAGCGAGAATAAAGCTGAGGACCTTGAAATTAAGAAGAAACTTCTGGAAAATACAATATCAAGAAATATTCAGATTGTCTTTACAGATACAAAAAGCATTTTACCAAATGAAAATATTGTATTTGATAGCCTTGAATTAACTAATTCTATTTGTGACGATAGCACACTCCGTTTTGGTGGGTGTATATCGTCACAACTTACTTTTAGCACTATTAATTTTAAGGAGCAATTAGTAGGTAGAGAAATCAAAGTGTACATAAAGCAAAGTTATTTGGATAATGTTTATCCGTCAAAAGACTTGTACCCATCCGGTGAACTTTATCCTTGTAAAGTAGTAGATAAGTCAGCTTGTATCTTTACTGGAACTATTGATAGTGCAAAAAGACAACAGAATAAAACTATTAAAGAAGTTACTGCTTATGATAACTTTTATCTAGCCGGTAAAATTAATATTTACGCCTGGTTCTTTGGTTTTGCAACTTATTCTCCAAATGCAACAATTAAAGATTTAAAAGAATGTGTAATTGATATGTGTGAAGAAAAAGGTCTTATTGTTGACAGTAACTTTTATGATAGTGAAGATGATAAAAAACTTTCTTTATCAGCTACAATTGTAAAAGAAGTTTATAACGGTAAATTAACAGTACTTAATTTACTTCAAGATTTGTGTGAGTGTTCTGCAAAGTTTGCTTTTTGTGATGGGGAAGGAAGTATTAAGTTTAAGAAATTACCACAAGAAAATGATGTAACAGATGTTTATACTGTTGGCTATTATTCAGACTTGAATTTTGAAGATTACACAGTTGCTAAGATAACTAAAGCAAGATTTAAGTACAACAAGGATAAGACCTACACAGAAAACATAGTAACCACATCAGGTAAGCAAAATTATTATGACGGTGATAACAAATTTATCTCTTGTAATACAGAGAAAACTCTTGTTAGTAAATTTATAAGACCATCAGGTGCAGTTTATGGTGGATGGATGTTCTATGAATACCGACCTTTTAGCGTTAACCTGTTTGACCGTTGGTGGCTAGAACCTGGTGATACTATACAGTTAAATACAGGAGTAGAGGACACTCCAATAATTACAAGTACAATTTTTAACAGAACTTTATCCGGAACAGTTGGCATTACTGTCCAAGTAAGTACAGAAAGTTCAGAATATCAAGGAGATGATGATAAACAATGGGCTACAACTTAATTAATTGGGAGAATAGTCCCAGTAAGCAAACACCAATCAATGCAGAAAATTTGAACCAAATGGATGTGAACATAGCTAAAGCTATTCAAGGTACTAGGTTCAATTTTTCTGCAACATTCACTTCTGATGGTGTGTTGAAGAATACAAGACAAACAGATGCATTGGGTGTAGGTGATTTTGCAACTAGTCAAACAGATATAGTAACAGTATTTGTTGCAGATAATGTTACAAAAATTAATAATGGTGCTTTTAGTAATTGTACCTCACTAAAGACTATTTATATTGATAACACAGTTGGAAATGTTGAAATTGTAAGTGGTGCAGTACCTGACGGTGTTAGTATTGTTTACTCAAATGATGATAACTTCATTAATGTAAATGAACTATTAGCAAGTGCTATTAAGTCGCTAAAGAAACAAGTAAATGCAGATAAGTCTGATTGGGAGAACAGAGCAACAAGTATTGAAGCTCAGCACAAAACAGATGTACAAACTTTAAACGCTAATATTAGTCAGGTTGCTGACAATTTACAGATTGTCAAAGAAACAGCACAACGAGAAATTGCAACAACTAATACGAATGTAAATGGCAAGGAAAGCCTATCTAATAAGGTTGATGTGATTACACACCCAAGCACAACTACTTATCCTAGCGTAAAAGGTGTGTGGGATTTTGTTGAAACAAAGTCAGAACAACCACGTGCAGACATTGCACAGAATAAAGCTGATATTGCTATATTGAAAGCAAATAAAGTCGATAACACAGATTTTAATGCATACAAGACAAACAATGATACAGCAGTAAAGAAGAATGCTACGAATATTGCCCAACTAGACAAAAGCAAAGCAAATCTAGTGCAAAGTTATAATCTTTTTGATTGGTCTATTTTAAATGGTAAAACTGCCAATGGATTAACTGCAACGGCAACAGATGATGGAGGGTATCATATCACAGGTACACCAACGAAAAAATATGTGTCAATGTTAGTAAAGTCAATATCATTAGAAAATGGGGAGTATTACATTACTAGTGGTAAGACTACTAATAGACAAAGCAACTGTTATAGCCAAATCACATTAGTTGACAAAGATAAAAAAGAAACTTACTATTCTGAAAAGTCATTTACGGTAAGCAACGAAAATCTGAGTGAAATTATACTGTCAGTCCAAACTGGTACACTTCTTAACTATATTGATGTAGTCTTACACCCTTGCTTATGCAAAGCTAAATATAAAGATAATATGCCTCTATCCTACAATATCGAAAGAAGTACATTAGAGTTAGCAAATCAATTACAGCCTTATATTTGTAATACTATGTCTAATTCGCAAATTAAAGTTACAACAGACAAGTCAACTAGCATTGTACTTAATGATAGTAGTGATTGTAACATTGTTAATTTAGTCCTATACGGTAAATCTACACAAAGTGCAGTACCATCACCAACAAATCCTGTTGATATTAATAGTGTTGAAAATCCAAGTATTACATTTAGTAATAAAAAAAGTTCTCAAAACTTGCAATTAAACTATATATTAAGAGGTGTAGACAATATTTGTGATGTGTTGACAATTAATAGTGACGGCACAGGCTTTATCACAGAAAAATTACAGCAGTTAGTTTTGCTGAGTAGTGATTTTGATAATCTGAAAGAAAATCCAAGTGGCACAAACACCCATAGATGTACATTAACATTATCAAATTCAACGCAATGGGCTAATAGTTCTGTTAAATATGCACCACTTTGTAATGTACTTCAATTCTTTGCTTTTGCCGGTACAGAAAAATATCCTTGTTTTGATATAAGGACAAATACATTGTATGTTGACTTAGGTTTATCACTTAACGAAACAAAAGCAACACTAAAGAATTGTGCTGATGAAAATAACGGTATTGTTTTAGTTGGGGTAAAGCAAACACCAACAGTTTTAAATTTAACTAATGAACAAATTAATGGATTTTTGAATTTACATATGTATTATCCAAGCACAACTGTTGTATCAGACTGCGACAGTCAGCTAACTTATATTGCTGACACAAAGAATTACATTGACAACAAGTTTAATGAGTTAGCAACGGCTCTTGTTGCACACGAAAGTGAGGTGATGTAATAATGTTTAATCTACACGATTTTGTAATCAAAACTTTGTCAACAATGCGAAACAGACTAGACGAATACCAAGTCAGAGCATACGCACTAAGCTGGTATAGCAAGTCAGTCTTAACAGATGATGATATGCTAACTATTGATAGTTGGTATACAGTTGTCGAAACTGAAACAACTAACAAAGATACAGAAAACTCAAACGGTGACTTTGAAGAAGTTACAACAGATACGGAAAAGGAGAATTAAGATGGATTTAAAAAAACAGTTTATGAAAATTGTTGTAGATTACTACAATAATCATGTAGATGTAACAGACAACAAGACTTTAACAGAAGATGATGTGCACATCGTGTGGTACTGCAAAACTTTGCAGAACTGTAAAGCACTATTGTCAACAACTGTTTCAGATGGTATGTATTACGAAATTACATACAATGGAGACAAGAAAGAATTTTATCTTGACGCATACAAAAAGTGGCAAAATGTTTGTATTAAAGAAGTAGAAGAAAGTGAGGAAGTATAAAATGAAAGAATGGATTTGTACTGCTATTGGTGCAGTAGGTGGACTTTTTGCATGGTTGTTTGGTGGTTGGGATACTGCTCTGGTAACACTATGTTTATTTATGGCTATTGACTATGTGTCAGGTCTTGTTGTTGCAGGTATATTCCACAATAGCAAGAAAACATCATCAGGTGCATTGGAGAGTAAAGCCGGTTGGAAAGGCTTGTGTAAAAAGGGTATGACCCTATTGTTCGTATTAATTGCATACAGACTGGATATAGCAATTGGTACTAGTTACATAAGAGACGCCGTAATCATTGGTTTTATGGCTAATGAACTAATCTCTATCGTAGAAAATGCCGGTTTAATGGGTTTACCATTACCGGCTATTATTAATAAGGCTATTGATGTGCTACAGAGCAAAGGAAAGGATGATAACTAATGTCATACAAACTGAAAAAATTACATACAAAGTGTAACTATGAAAGTGGCAACAACGGTCGAAAGTACATTGTAATCCACTACACAGGCAATTCAACAGATACTGCAAAGGCTAACGCTAACTATTTTTACAACGCAAATCGTGGTGCATCAGCACATTATTTTGTTGATGATAATAATGTGTATGAGGTGGTATCACCTAACAACACTTCTTGGGCGGTTGGTGTAAATTACGGCAGTAACAACCTGTTTGGCAAATGCACTAACTACAATTCAATTAGCATTGAGATGTGCAGTACCAAAGGTAAAATCTCAGATAAGACCTTTGCAAATACAGTAGCATTAACAAGAAAGCTAATGAATACATATAACATTCCTGCAAGTCGTGTTGTTAGACACTATGACGTGTGCAGTAAGATTTGTCCAGGTTGGACTGGCTGGGTAGGTGACAATGAAACAATTTGGAAGAAGTTTAAGAACCAACTTAAATATAACCATTGTGTTGTCACTAAAGAAAGCATACTAAGACAGAAAGCATATGTTGATGTTATTTGTAACACAAGCAAAAGCGTTGCCACAGTCAAGAAGGGTGCTAAGGTACAACTTGTTAAGGACTTAGGTAATGGTTGGTCACAGGTCAAATATGGCAATAAATCAGGCTATATTGTTAATTCACATCTTGATGATAAGAGCCTATCTAAGTACAACAAAATCACAGTTGTAAAGGGTAATATTTATTCAAGAGTTAGTAATGGCAAAATTGCATATACCAAAAAGCTGGATAAGAATAGAGAGTTTACTGTAATTGCAGTTATCACATCAGGCAAGTATAAGGGTTATAAGTACCTTTATCGTAACCTTAAGTATTATCTAGTTAGATAATTTAAACATTAACGATTATAATTAATTTTTCGTGCAAAACTATACCCCAACTATCATAATAATTGATGGTTGGGGTGATTTTTTATGCAAAAATGCAATAATTGCATTGATAGAACTTTAAAACATTCCTATAATTCTATATGATAGAATTTATTTAATTAGTATTGACAAATAATAACAATTATTATTAAAGTTGTGTGATAAAATATTACATTAATAATGTGAATTATATTGACACTTTGTAATTAAAGGTGTAGAATGGAGGGCGAATAGTAATCAATGAAACTTAGGAGATTTATTACTGTCTCTTATACACATCTCCGAGCCCACGAGACATGCGCAGATCTC